CTGGTATGATGAAACAAGAATATGTTGTTGAATTTTTAGGTTATAATATTGATTATGATAATTCTCAGTATGATAAATCTAAAATTAAAGCTGTTTATAAAGCAGTAATTAAATTTATTAAATGGTATAATAAAAATAAAGCAAATGAACCTAGTTAAAAAAGTAACTAGGAAATCTATGTTGATAAGATATTCAGGTAGAAGTTCTGATTATATAAGTCCTTCATTTGGATATGGATGTTTATTAAATTGTAGTTATTGCTATATGAAAAGACATAGACCAGAAGGTTTAGATATCCCTAAAAATATAGAAGATATCTTAACTGCTGTAGATCATCATGTAGTGTTTGAAACAATTGATAAACCTAATCAAACAGATTCTAAATTTGTTACTTATGATATTTCTTGTAATGAGGACTTTGCTTTACATAGTAAATATTATGATTGGGAAAAAATATTTAGATTTTTTAGAGATCATAACAGAGCTAAAGCAACTTTAGCAACTAAAATAATTCCTAATCATTTTTTAAAATTTAATCCTTGGGAAAAAGTCAGAATTAGGTTTAGTTTAATGCCACAAAAATTAAGTACTATTTTTGAACCAAATACTCCTTCTATACTAGATAGAATTAAAGCTATTAATAGGTTCTATGAAGCAGGATATGACGTTCATGTTAACTTTAGTCCTGTAATACTATATAAAGGCTGGAAAACAGATTATATGGACTTATTTGGGCTATTAGATCAATATGTAAAAGAAGAATATAAAAAAGATGTATTAGCAGAAGTGATATTTTTAACTCATAACAAAGATAAACATGAAAACAATGTAAAAAACAAATTAGAAAAAGAGTATTTATTATGGAATCCTAAAATTCAAGAAAAGAAAATTTCTGAATATGGAGGAAAAAATGTTAGATACAAAAAAGTATTAAAAAAACAAGCTATTAATCAATTTAAAAACATACACAATGAAATAATACCTTGGAACACTATACGATATATATTTTAGTAGAATAAAATATAAAATAATAAAATAGAATTCTGTTGTAAATAAAAAAGATTTTGTATATATTTTAGGAGATATTATAATGTAAAAAACAAAATAGTATTTTTATTTAGATCAATTAAAAGGAAGAAAAAAAGAATTAATGAAAGAAAGAAAAATTTATGGAATTACCTAAAAAGATTGTCAAATCGACATCTAAAAATCCAAGAACTATGATAATATATAGTCAACCAAAAATGGGCAAAACAACAGCTTTAGCTCAATTGGATGATTGTTTAATATTAGATATAGAGAATGGTAGTGAATATGTAGATGCTTTAAAAATAAATGTTAAGAAAGAAGCTAAGGAGCAGAAAAAGTTACCTATAGTAGTTCTTAAAAACATTATGAATAAAATTAAAGCAGCTAATGAAGAAAAAGATGGATATGTATATACAAGAATTGCTCTTGATACTGTATCTACTTTAGAAGAAATAGCTATACCTTTAGCTAATAAAATGTATAAAAATACGCCTATGGGTAGAAATTGGGAAGGTAAAAGTGTTTTAACATTGCCTCAAGGTGCAGGATATTATTATTTAAGAGAAGCTCTTAATAGCATTATCAATGATTTAAGTGAACTTTGTGAAACACTCATACTATTAGGACATGTTAAAGATAAATTAGTTGAAAGAGAAGGAAAAGAAATGAATGAAAGAGGTATCTCTTTAACTGGTAAAACAGGTCCTATCTTATGTGCTCAAGTTGATGCTATTGCTTATTTTTACAGAGATGAATTTGAGGGTAGATTAAATTTTAAACCTTCAGAATCTCTATTATCAGGTACTAGAATTAAACATCTTAGAAATAAAGATATTTTACTTTCTAAGTATGATCCTGACAAAGATACAGTAACTTCAAACTGGACTCAAGTTTTTAAATAAAAATAATAAATAAAACAAAGAAATATGATCAATTTAAATAACGTAAAAGAAAACAATATATCAATTTTTAACGGAGGTGAAGCAGGAGTAGCCAAAGCTAAATTAACTAAAATTGTAAAAAAACAACCAGAAGATAAACCAGGTTCTCCTGATTACAAAATCTTTTTTGAAGATTCAGAAGGAGAAATTAATGTAGCTTTTTATATTCCAGATGGACAAAATGAAGCAGCTGCAAATAGACAACTTGCAAGATTGTTAAGCATTGCTAGAGCACTTTTTGGAGATGACTATGAATTTCCAGAAGTAAGTAGCTATGAAGATGGTTACAAGAAAATTATGGGATTACTTAAAAAAGAAGCAATAGGATCAAAATTTAATCTTTTTGTTTGTTATGGGTATGACAAAAATCCTAGTAAATATTTAGGAGTTAGAATGTTTGATTTTGTAGAATCAGGAGATGTATCTCTTGAAGAGACTAACTTAAAAGTTAAAAAATCAGATGTAATGAAACAAATTACACCTAATACAGAAGAAGATAATGGTACATCATTAAACGAAGCTATGGAAGAGTTAAAAGATAGTGAGGATGATGATGATTTTGAAACATTTTAATATCAATAGTTTATAAATAGTAACATTAAAGGGAGACTGACCATCTCCCTTTTTTAATTCAATAAAAATGAATAAGTTAATAGAAAGAGCAAAACAAATAGAAAAAATACAAAGTGAAACTTTGCAAGAATTTTATAAAGAAAACAAAATATTTCATGAAATTCACTTTAATAATAATATAGCATTTACTATAAGATGATAAATTTAAATAAAAAATCTCTTACTAAAAATAATTTATTAAATCATGTTACAGATTTAGATATATTTAATTTCTATTCTGGTATGAATTTAAAAATAAACAAACCAATTTTATCACCATTAAGAAATGAAAAAAACCCTTCATTTTCTTTATTTAAAGGTAAAGATGGTAATATTTATTATAAAGATTTTGTTTTAGGAGGAGGAGATTGTATTAAATTTGTTGAAAAAATGTTTAATCTTAATCATTTAGAAGCTTTAAGCAAAATAGTTATTGATTTTAATTTAAAATATTATTTTGATCATAAACCTTTAAATAGAACTATTAATAAAAATTTTGTTAAAGTAGATAGAGATAAAGAATTAGATAAAGTACAAGAAAGTTATTTAAATATTAGAACTAGAAAATGGAAAAAATATGATATAAAATATTGGAATCAATTTGGTATAAGATTATATACTTTAAAATATTATAATGTTGTCCCAATAGAATATATTTTTATTAATGATAATATTATTAAAGCTGATAAATATGCTTATGCTTATGTTGAAAATAAAGATAAAGAATATAGTTTTAAAATATATCAACCATTTAATAAAAAAATAAAATGGCTTTCTTCTCATAACGAAAGTGTATGGCAAGGTTGGAATCAATTACCAAATATAGGTTACAATTTAATTATAACTAAATCTTTAAAAGATATAATGTGTATTAGAGAAGTTTCAGGATTTCCTAGTACAGCATTGCAAACAGAAAACATTATTCCTAAAGAAAATGTATTTAAAGAATTGCAAAAAAGATTTGAAAATTTATATCTTTTATATGATAATGATTATGATTCAGAAACAAATTGGGGCAGAGAATTTGGTAAAAAATTTTGTAAAGAATTTGATATTATTCAAATAGAAATTCCTGATAAATTTAAATCAAAAGATATTTCAGATTTTACAAAAAAATTTGGAATTAGAGAATCAAAAAAATTAATAAATAAATTAATAAAATGAAAAAAAATGAATTAGTATTAATAGCAGTATATGGCAGTTTAATAAAAGGATTGTCTAATCATAATATTATTGTAAATTCAAAATATGTAGGAGTATTTGAATCTAAACCTGAATTTACTATGATAAGTTTAGAATCTTTTCCAGCATTAATAAATAAAGGAAACACAAGTATAACATTTCATGTTTATGCTGTAGATAAAGATGTTTTTGATTCTGTTAATGTTTTAGAAGGTTATCGTGGAGAAAATAAAAATAATTTTTATGAGAGAGGTATTTTAAAAACTCCATTTGGTAATGCTTTTTATTACTATCAAAATAAAAGCAAATTAAAAGAAAATAATCCTATAGTAGCATCAGGTAATTGGTATGATCATTATACAACACAAGTAAAAACTTATTAATATGAAAAAGTACAAATTGTTTAGACCAAGAATTAGAAGTAGACATCCTTCTCATTCACAATTAAGACCAAAATATAAAAAATTACTTTTATTACCATTTAGATCTATTATTAGATTTGGTTCTTTTACTGAATTAAAAGATAATGAAGTAAATAAAAAAAGAATTGAAGTTAATAGTGTTAGTTCTATTAAAAATAGTGCTAATAAGCTACTAATGAAACAAAAATTTGCAACTAATAATATAAAAACAGCAATTTGGTTTAAATATAATAATAACCAACAATTGTTTATTGATCAAAACACAAATGAACAAATTAACATTAATGAATTACCTTATCCTATTATATCTAAACATATTAAAGGTAGTAGAGGTATTGGAAATGTAAAACATGATAATGTTGATGCTCTTCAAAGATGGATGATAAATAAAAATTTTAATAATTATATATTTGAAAAATATTATAATTATGTTAGAGAATATAGACTTCATGTAGATTCTGAAGGTTGTTTTTATTCTTGCAGAAAAATGTTAAAATCAGATTCTCCACAAGAACACAGATGGTATCGTAATAATGATTATTGTGTTTGGATTATGGAAGATAATGACTTGTTTGATAAACCAGTAAATTGGGAACAAATAGAAATAGAAAGTGTAAAAGCTTTAAAAGCAGTAGGACTTGATGTAGGTGCTATTGATTTAAGAATTCAATCTGCTACTACTAATAATGAAGAAAAAAGGGAAAATCCTGAATTTATTATAGTAGAAATTAATTCTGCTCCTAGTTTTGGAGACGTTACATTAGAAAAATATATAAAACAATTACCTAAAATTTTAAAAAGAAAAAAATATGAGTCAAGTAGAAACTAAATCAGCATTAATTGGATTATTAGGACATCAACATTCTGGAAGATTTAATCCTGGGTATGGTCAAAATGCAGCTTATGTAGAATATTTTAGACAATTTGGAGATGTTATAATTATTGATGCTCAATGTGATCAAGTAATTCCTGTAGATTTACTAGTATTACCAGGAGGTAGAGATGTAAATCCTATGAATTATAAACAAAAGCCATTAATAAGAACTCAATCTTCAGATTTAGAGTATGAGTGGTTTTTTGCAAATATGTTTGAAAAGTATTTAGAAAAAGCAAATAATAAACAAACAGCTATTTATGGTATTTGTGCAGGTTTTCAAAACATTATAGTACATAGTGGAGGCTCTTTACAACAAGAATATGCACAAAAGCAATCAAATGATTTTAGAGGAGAATTAGTTGATTTATTAAAGTTTAATAATAAAGTAATTCAAAAATATTCTAATATTAGAGAAGCTTATAATAAAGAAAACTATAATATAGATTTTAAAAAAACTAATTCTATTCATCACCAATCTGCTATACCTTCAGATATTACTAATGATTTTGATATTCTTGCTATTAATAAAGAATTCTTTAATGTAGAATTTATTATTCATAAAGAATTGCCTATGGCTGCAGAACAATCTCATCCTGAAGAAAGGATTAATCCAATACTTACAGATTCAATAATTAATCAACTTTTAAATTCTTTGCAAAAATGAAAAATTTATTAATTACTTCTAATAATAGAAGTACAGAGTTAGTAAAAAATTTTAAAAATTTTACTATATTGGATATAAATAATCAAAATTTTTTAAATAATTTCTTTAATTTTATAGGGAATAATCCTCAATCAGCATTAAAAAATTGCATAATAGACAATTTATATGAGTTATTTACAAAAAATTATTCCAGTCAAGTAATATCTATTTTATATAGAAATTTTCATACCAAAACAGTTTTATTTAAAGAAGACGATTATGACGTAATACAATCTAATTCATTTTTTTCTATACCTATTTATAAAGAATCTATTAACAATAAAATTAAAGTCTTTAAAATAATTAAATTAGTGGATAGATATTTAAAAAGTGATAAATCATTATTTGATTCAAAATCAATTTGTTATTTTTTAGAAAAAAATATAAATGAAAACAGTTTTTATATAGATAAAATAGATAAAAATCAAAATTTTTTAACTATAAATAAATCATTTAAAATAAACTCTTCTGAATGGAATTTTATATTTTCTGAAAATTTAGAAGAAAACAGTGATTTAATTTTAAACATTTTAAAAGAAACAATATGAGCATTATAAAAAAAGTAACAATAGGAGCTGACCCAGAATTATTTTTTATCAAAAATAATAAAGCTAAAAGTGTAGAAGGGTTAATTGGAGGAACTAAAGAAGACCCTATTCCTTTAGACAGGGAAGGATTTTTTCTACAAGAAGACAATGTAATGGCAGAATTTAATATTCCTCCTTCTAGAAATTCTCAAGAGTTTTCAGACAACATAGAATATGCTTTAGATAATATTGAAACTATTGCTAAAGTTAATGATTGTAAATTAGCAATTATTCCTTCTATGAAATTTGATAAAGAAGAATTAAATTCTGAACAAGGTATGCTTTTTGGGTGTTTAGCAGATACTAACGCTTATACTAGATATGAAAATCCTAGAGTAGAAATTAAAGAAAATATTAGAGTAGCAGGTGGACATATTCATATTGGATATGAGAATTCTGATACAGAAACTAATATTAAATTAATAAGAGCTTTAGATATCTTTTTAGGTTTGCCTTCTTTAGTTAAAGATAAAGATACAAAAAGAAGAGAATATTATGGCTCTGCAGGTTCTTTTAGAGAAAAAACTTTTGGAGTAGAGTACAGAGTATTGTCTAATTTTTGGATTAAAGATGAAGAAAGTAGAAAATGGGCATTTAATCAAGTAAAACAAGCAATAAATTTTATCAATTCTGGAAGTATGGACATAGTAGATATAAAAACTTTAGCTCAAGTAAAATTAGCTATTGATGATAATGATATATCATTAGCAATGTCATTAGAAGAAAAAATAATTAATAATTTTGTAATAAAATAAAAATATGAATGAGCAATTTATAATAGTATCAAGCATAATGCTAGTATTTTTAATTAGTGTTTTTATAGAAAATTTTGTTAGATTCTATAAACTACTTTTTAAGAACCAAATAACAAAAAATACTACATTAAATTGTGGAATTTTTGCTTGGTCAGGAAATAGTAATGATAAATTTACTAAAGCAAAATTTGATATCTTAGGAATATATAATGATTCAAGAGGTGGAGATGGTTGTGGAATTTCTAAAAATTCTGAAATTATAAAAAATATTAAAAAAGATAAATATTTTAAAGATTTTTTAATTAATAAAAATTATAATAATGATTTAGAAAACAATTATATAATAGGTCATACTAGAAACTCTAGTAAAGGTTTAAAAAATGAGGAAAATACTCATCCTTTTGGATTTGGAGAAGACAAAAATAAAGGATATGAGTTTATAGGAGTACATAATGGTACTCTTTATAATGAAAATGATATTGCTAAAAAATATAAATGTAATAAATTTAAAAATGATAGCAGTATTTTATTAGAAGCCATTTTTAATTCTAAAAGTTTTAAACCTTTAAGTGAATATTTAGGTGCAGCAGCAACAGTTTTTACTAATACTAATGAACCTAATACTATTTATGCTTTTAGAGGGGAATCTAAAAAGTATAAGAATGATAAAAATACTGAAAAAGAAAGACCTTTATATTATTATCAAGAATCTAAAAACAGTCTTTATATTTCTTCAATGGAAGAATCTTTAATAGCTATTACTGAAAATGAAAAAGATATTGAAAAAATATTTGAATTTAAATTTAATACAGTATATAAAATTAAAGATGGTAATGTAGAAAAAGCTGAAACTTTTAAAATTAGTAGACAAAAAATGACTCAAAGGATTCAATATAGTAATCATTCTAATTATAATAATGAAGTCCCAAATCATTGGAAAGAAAATAAAATATCTGATAATGTTGATAAAATTACTAATAATTATAAAAATAGAAGAAGCAGAAGATTAAAAAATTCTTCCAATGATACTTCTAATGTTTTTAAAATTAAAGATGAAGTAATTTCAAATAAAGATAGAAAAAGAAATAAAATTGTCTTTGAAAATTTTCTTTATAGAAGAAATGGTCATGTTACTAATGGTATATTTATATACACTAAAGAAGAGAAGTTTATTTATTTAGAAGAAGACTTAGTTGATGCATATCAAGTATTTTTTACTGATTATTTAGGTAAACCTTATGATAAAATTAGTGGTAAATTTAAAAAAAGTATAAGTGAAATAAAACATGAAGATTATTATATACCATTTGATGCTAGAATATATAATGATTATGAAAATTATCCTTTTATTTATATTGTAGATGGAATAAGAGTAATTAGAAAAAGTGATTATAATGTTTTAAATACTCAAAAAGCTAAAAATAGTTTAGATTTTATTGAAAAAGCTAGTTGGTGCGCTACTCACCCTATTTTAAATAGAAAAAGAGAAGCTATTAAAAATGGAAATAAAATAGAATTTATGAGATTTAATCCTTTAAATTCAGATTTTATTTATACAATTGTAAATGGAAGTGTTACTACTAGAAAAAATAATTATTCAGATAATTTTTTAAATGGGATAAAACTAAAAGATGAAATTATAACTGCAGATCAATATACTGGTAAAGTTATTAAATTAAATTCTATAAATGAAAAAGAAATTTCAAAATTTGATGAAATTACTTCAACATTATCTAATAAAGAAATAAATGAATTAAAAAGAAAAGGAAATGAAATAATTAAATTATTTGATTTAGAACCTTATACTGAAAAAGAAAATGAAGAAACACTTGAAAAATTCTCATTTTTATTTAGTAAAATGGAAAATATGTATAATAAATACATGATTAGAAAAAGAGAATCTTTTAATAAAATTGAAGATTGTAATTATTCTAAACAAATGACTAGTGCAATTGATAATTTTGGTAAAGAACTTGAAGAAATTAATAATAATCTTTTAATAAATAGTTAAATATTATGTCAAACAAAGAAGTAACTACAATTACGGGAAAAAAAGAATTAAAAATTAATTGTAGAAAAATAGAAAATGAATACTATTTAATAGGAGATAGAAAAATAAAAGATTCTGGCGATTGCTATCCTATTAATGGTAGGTATTATAAAAATAATACTGATTATATTATCTATGACCATTTACATAAAAGATATGAAATTAATAATGTAAATTATGTAAAAGGAGTTGTTAATATTATTAGTAAAGATAAATTAGAAATAGGATATTTTTTAAATAATGATTTAATGACTACATTACGAGATGTTAAAACAAATTTTGTTTATTTTGTAATGAATTATTCTTTATTAGATGATACTAATTATGTTCTTAATAAAACTAGTAATATTTATTGTCATTATAGTAAATTGACTCCATTAAATATATTAAATTATAAAAAAATAGATTATGGATATAAACAAAGTTTAAATTATAACATTACTCCTGAAACTATAAAACTTGTTAAAGATAGATATTTAAATAATTTACAATATTTAAAAAAATATAATTTTTCTTATGGAATAAAAGAATATTTAAATGGACTTAGTTTTGGTGCAGAATTTGAAACAAGTAAAGGAGTTATTCCTAAAGAATATTGTTTAGCAAATGCATTAGTACCTCTTAGAGATGGGAGTATTAAAGGATTAGAATATGTAACTTTACCCTTAGAAGGGGAAAAAGGTATTAATTCATTAATTAATAGTTCTAAATTAATTAATGAATATACTAGTTATGATGATACTTGTTCTTTTCATTTGCACTTAGGAAATGTACCAAGAACAGAATCTTTTATTGCTGCTTTATTTAAATTATCTTTATTTATTCAAGATGACATATTTAAAATGTTTCCTTTGTATAAAAAAGATAATAGAGGGTATAAAAGAAAAAATTATACTGCACCATTACCAACTGTAGAATTATTATCTAAATTAGACAATAAAATTACACCTTCTAATTTAAAAAGTAATTTTTCAAAAATATTTAATTATCTTTCTGATGGTAGAGATTATAATGAGTATAATAAAGAATTAAATTATGTAACTAATCACCCTAATGATCCTAATAATACTAGAAAATGGAATATTA